TCATGCGATTGCTGCACCAACGTCTGCGCTTCTGCCGTTAGTTGCGCCTCGACTTGCTTCAGTTTCAGCGTGGCTTGCAGTTCGACCGCCGCCAGTTGCGCCTCGTTCCGCAGGCGTTGGACTTCAATGTCTTTCTCGGCGGCCAGTTTGGCTTCTTGCAGCCGCGTCTCGTTGTCCAGCCGCGCCTTGTCCAGCATGGCCTGCTGCTTGACGGCGTCGGTCTGGAGCTTCTGCATGGCGTCTTGCAGTTGCGACCCGACGGCGGACAGCATCTGTGCCTGCTGCGCGAGTTGCTGCTGCAACGCTTGCGGCGATTGGTCATCCCCGCCCTGCAATTGCGGCGGACGCATCTTCTTGAGGTCTTCCGCCACTTCTTCATGACCCGGCCAATCCTGGAACTTGGCCCAGTAGTAGGACAGAATCGGCACCAACGCTGGGTCCGACTGCATCAATTGCCCCAGTTGGTCGCTGCCGGCCTGCAAGCGCGTCTGGTACGACTTGCCCACCGTCACCGTGACCGCATACCGACCCTTATTGAGGTCGTAATGCTTCATCACCGGCTTTGGCGCGGGCATCGGCATCGGCCCACCCGGCAAAGGCGGCGCACCGGGCGGCATCTGACCGGGCATCCCGGGCGGCATCATGGCCGACACGGGCATCTGCGGCGGCACCGGCATGGGACGCCCCGTCGTGGGATGCTCCACATACGGCTGATTCAGCATGACCTGCGCCGTGACATCGTCCTTGCCGCGAATCTGCACGACACGACCCGGTCGGTCGTAGACGCGAGGAATCAGGTCCAGAATGACCTTGGCCTCATACGTCATCGAAATCTGCGTCAGGTTGTCGAGGTAGTTGCTATTGCCAACATCCGACTGCTGTTGCAGCGCCAGCACCGCTTTGCCCGACCGTTGGCTGGACACTTGGCCCAGTGTCGGCTCAAAGGCAAACGTGGCGGAATGCACGTAGTCACGGGCTTCGTGAATAATGGCGATGGCCGAGGAAATATCGGCGCTGGCGGCAATGCGTTGCGGCGGGGCCACCGGCTGACCGTTCAGGGTGGTGGGCTTGTAGCGCAGATACGGGAAGTTGCGCGTCGAGGATTGCAGGAATTCCTGCTCATGCCCCTCTTCTTGCCCTTCCGCAATCAACCACGGCTGGCGTGGAGCCAAGGCGGCGGTTTCCACGGCTGACGACACGCCGTAATTGAACAATCGCGCCGCATCTTTGGCCGGCGAGATGACACCCGTCCATCGGCGCAACCCGTCGATGTTCGCTTCGCGCCCAATGACCGGCACAATCGGGATATATTGCCCATCCCAGTCCTGCCGGTCGAGGATTTCCATGCCGTTGAGCTTGAACCACTCGACTGTGCGCTCGGCCACCTCGCGTTCGAACACGATGTCCACGTTGTCGCCGAGTTCATCCTTCCAGCCCGTGACTTCGCGCCCATCCGGCGTGCGATACAGGCATTTGGTGCGCGATTGCTGCACCACGCGCCAGTATTCCATCACGCGCACCGACCGCTCGTTCTCGTCGTCGCTGGCAATCCACCGCTGAAACGAATCGCCCAAGCTTGAAAACTCTTGGTCGTCGTAGGACGCCACCTTAGAGTCAGGAAATTCGCGCTTGAATTGCGAGAACGGCATGAACCCGCCGACAAAGCAGTACTGCATGTCGGAAAAGTCGGGCTGTTGCGCCATCGGGTCAAAGTACACCGCGCCCTGGTTCAAAATGCGGGTGATGACAATCTTCTGGTCGGCCAGTCCGGGGCCATCCGTGTCTTCGTCCGCCCACACCTTATCGATGCGGTACGCGCCCCGTCCGCATTTGACCGCCCGCTCAAAGGCCCAGTCTCGGGCCAGCGAGGCGCGGGACTTGGTTTCGATGTCGCGATAGAGGTCTTGAATGACTTCGGCGGTGGCATCCGAAGCGTCTTCACTGACCGGGTGAATCTGCACGCCCAGATGCGAGGCTTTCTGCTGGTTGATGAGCAGTTGTACCGGCTGGTCCAGCGTGGGAATGGTCAGCATCGGCCTGGGCGGGACCGGCACGCCGTTGATGGTGACGCCCCCGCGCTGCTTTTTGACTTCGTCGGGCCACGGGTCGAACTCAAATTTGAGATCGTCCAGTTCCCGCTTCATTTGGTCATTCAGCAGGTCAACCGTGTGCGTGAACCGTTGCCGCGCTTCGTTCAGGACTGCCGTGTCATTCCGTTCGCTCATGCGCGTCCTTAGCTACTCAGCCACCCGCCGTTGGTCTCCGCCCCGCCCGAAAAGATGGGCTGCGGCGTATAGTCTAGCACCTTTGGCAGACGCATCTGCGACCGTCCCGACACGATGAGATACCGGGTGGCATCCATCAAGTGGTCGTGGGCTTTCACGATGCGGCCTTTGTCATCCCGGTGGTACTTGCGGAATTCCGAGCGCCAATTGTGCAAATGCGCCTGCACTTTCAGTCGCCCGGACACCAGCAGGTTCCACACTTCGGTCAGCCCCGCCTCGACGGCATTGACCGCCGGATCCAGGTGCAGGCCCATCTTGGCATACACCTCCATCAACTGCCGGCCATCGATCTGACTGCTGCCCAAGCTGGCGGGGTCAATGACGCCGCGCATCCAGTCGCCTCTGGCTCTCACCGCGGCGGCATGACTCGCGGGTTCGCCTTGGGCCTGGTAATGCTCATCGTACAGCGTCACGACGCCCGATGCCGGATTGATGGCGCCCCACACCACCGCCGTGCGGTTCCATCCCACGTCCATGCCGTACGCCTTGGGCCATTCGTCGGGAATGGGCGCGGTCGGCACAATGACATCGGATTCCGCAATGGGGTAAATCGCGCCCGACCCGAGGGCCGGTTCGCCTTTGGTGCGGGCCGCGATCTGGTACAGCGGCGTCGTCGCCAGCAGGGCTTTCTGCTCGTCTGCGTCCAGATGGGGCACGTCTTCCCAGCCGGCTTGCACAAACGTCTGCATCTGGTGGGCCACGTCAGATTCTGGCTCCAGATACCCGCGCACCACGTCGCTCATGCCTTGCAGCGGCGTAAACGTCACGATCACGATGCCCTTGGTCGTAATCGTGCGGTACATCAGTTCCGTATACACGTCTTGCGGCGGCTCTTCGTCGCACCACACGACGTGCTTGGCCGTGCCTTCAAATGACGACCGGCCCTGTTCGTAGCTCTTGAACGACAGCACCGACGTGCCGCCTGACACATGTTTGACGTACGCCGTTTCAATGGCTCCCGGCAACCCTCGCGCCGTGGTGGTGTCGGCAATGAGATGATGCGGAACCGTGCCACTGCCCACGTCCCACGACGGCCCGAGCAACTTGGCTTGCACAATGTCGCGGGTCGTCTGGCTGTTGGTGCCGCAGGCCCAGATTTCGACCGGATGGCTAAAGCGTCGTCCGGTCCACCAGTGCGGATAGAGGCCGGTGAGGTGGCAGGTCACCTCATAGGCTCCCGCTTCGCTCTTTCCCACCCGGTTCGCGGCCATAAACAGCCGGTTCTTGTAGGACGCGCCCAGCGCAAAGAATTCGACGTGTTTGGGGTAAAGGTCCCGACGCAATGGCCCCGTGTCCGGGAAAAACGTGGCAAACTTGGCAGACCGTCGCTTCTCCAGTTCCGCGACAATCCGGGCCGCCTCGGCGGCGAGATCCGACCGCATCGTGTATGTCCCCTTGGCGTTCAGCCTACCACAGGAGTCCTATGCCGATTGACCGTGACGTGCCGCTCGATTGGGACGCGTTGCCCGACCCCGTGCCAACCCCGCCTCCCGCCCGCCTCGCCTGGGAACCCCACGCCTCCCCCGAGGCCCTGACCGCGCAAGAACGCATTGAACTGGACACCCTGCGCTCCACCCGCGACCATTACCAGCAGGTGGCCGTCCGCCTCAAGACCGACCTCGATGTTGCCCTGAAACGGCTCAAGGACTGCACTTGTAATCAGTCCACACCGCGCCAGCCTACACGCCTCAAGAAGTCATAAAAGCTGAGCGTCGTCGGCAGAGGTGACGCTTCGCTGCCTCTGCTCTCGGTCTGTCTTTCGGCC